AAACGTTTAAAACCCATTGAAAAAAAAGGTAAATCTGATAAAGTTGGTTTTGAACCAGATAAAGAAGACAATGACGAAAAATAACATTGACTTTCCTAACCAATTATGATATAACTATATAATACAAAGGAGAAATATTATGAGTAAAGATGTGAAAATACTAAGACTATCTACAGGCGAAGATATAATCGCTACTGTAGGTGAGAACGACCAAGGCACAAGTCTAACAAAATCATTTGTTATTATACCACAACAACAAGGGCCAGGTAAACCTGTTCAGTTGATGATGGTACTTTATGCCCCTTACGCTAAGTCAGACACAGTGACTATTGATAATAAATTTATTGTTTCAAGCGTAGAACCTAAAAAAGAAATACTAGATACATACCTACAAAATACTTCAAGTATTTTACAACAACCAGGATTAATTACAGAAACATCAATACCAAAAATAGACAGTTAATGAAAAATATTAAGGTAACTTTCTACTATGATAATGATAAAAAATCGGAAACGGTTGAAGTCCCTATACATCACTCGTTGATGGAGGCTTCAAAGTATTATTCTAAAGAGAATTATATTCCAGGAATAGACGCTGATTGTGGTGGTAGTTGTGCTTGTTGTACATGCCACGTTATTGTTGATGATAAATGGATTAACAAAGTTGGTAAGATGAAAGAGTCTAGCGCTGAGCAAGAACTTTTAGATTATGAACACAAGGCGACAAAGAATAGTAGGTTGGCTTGTCAGATTGATTTAACTGAAAAGTTAGATGGTTTAATTGTTAGAATACCCTAATATACTATTTACATTGTCGGTTTTAAATTATGAGATTTTATAAATCAGTTATTGAACATAAAGGTAAATTACTTATTCGTGGCATACATGATGGTAAAGATTACAAAGATAAAATTGACTTTGCTCCAACTCTATACGCCTTAACTCAACAAGAAACTGAATACAAAAACTTACAAGGTCAGTTTCTTAAACCTATCACATTTAAAAATATAGACGCTGCTCGTAGATTTCGTAGAGAAGTGGCAACACAAAACTCTCCTGTTTATGGACTTGAAAGGTATCACTATCAATATATTGGTAAAGAACATCCTGAAAATATACAATGGTCAAAAGACCATATAAAAATATTTACACTTGATATAGAAACAAGTTGTGAAAATGGTTTTCCAGATGTAGAAAACCCTATAGAAGAATTACTTTGTGTCACTGTTAAAAATCAATCTAACAAACAGATTATTACATGGGGTGTAGGCGACTTTAAGACCGACAGATCAGATGTAACTTATATTAAATGTAAGAATGAAAATCAATTATTGTTTGAGTTTATGAAGTTTTGGATTAAGAACTATCCAGATGTTATCACTGGTTGGAATACTAAATTTTTTGACTTACCTTATTTGATGAATAGAATTAAAATGATTGCTGGTGATAAAGTGGCAAACAAGATGTCGCCTTGGAACTTAATACACAGAGAAGAAATTGCCGTGAGAGGTAGACAACAAACGGTTTATACACTATACGGTATTACTAATTTAGACTACCTTGACTTATACAAATGGTTCGTACCACAAAGGCAAGAAAGTTATAAATTGGACTTTATTGGTCAACTAGAACTTGGTCGTGGTAAAGATGATATGCCATACCCTACATTTAAAGATTGGTATACACAAGACTTTCAATCATTTGTTGATTACAATATACAAGACGTAGAAATTGTTGATGGCCTAGAAGATAAACTAGGTCTAATTGACTTATCGTTAACTGTTGCTTATGAAAGTAAAGTAAACTATGGTGATATATTTTCACAAGTTAGAGTATGGGATACTTTGATAGCAAATCATTTAATGAAAAAAAATATTTGTGTGCCACCAAGAGAAGAACATATTAAAGAAACAAAATATGAAGGCGCTTATGTAAAAGAGCCACAACTTGGTCAACACAAATGGGTGGTGTCGTTTGATATTAACTCTCTATATCCTCACATTATTATTCAATATAATATTTCTCCCGAAAAGATATTAGGAGTTAAATCATCTGGTGTTTCGGTCAACAAGATGTTAACTCAATCAACACCACTTACACATTTAAAAACTGAAGGCGCTTGTCTAACACCTAACGGTGCCATGTTTAAAAATGATGGTCAAGGTTTTTTACCTGAAATGATGGAAACAATGTATAATGAACGAGTTATCTACAAGAAAAGAATGTTAAAGGCTAAAAAAGAATATGAAAAAACAAAAGACCCTAAACTTGTAAGAGAAATTTCTCGTTGTCATAATATTCAGTGGGCAAGAAAGATTGCTCTTAACTCAGCTTATGGTGCTGTAGGTAATCAATACTTTAGATACTATGATGTAAGACAAGCAAGTGCCATCACAACAGCAGGTCAGTTTATTATTAGATTTATAGAACAAAAAGTAAATGAATACCTTAACAATATATTAAAGACACATGATAAACTAGATTATATTGTGGCTTCAGATACAGACTCAATCTATGTTACACTTGACAAGTTGGTGGCAAAGACTTGTGAGGGTAAAGACAATGAACAGATTTGTAACTTCTTAGATAGAGTTGTTGATAGTAGATTAGAACCATTTTTAGAAAAATGTTTTGCTGAATTGGCTGACTATACAAATGCTTTTAAAAACTGTATGGTAATGAAAAGAGAAGTTGTTGCCAACAAAGGCATATGGGTGGCTAAAAAGAGATATATGTTAAATGTACTTGATGAGGAAGGCGTTAGACTATCTGAACCTAAACTAAAGATTATGGGTATAGAGGCAGTAAAGTCATCTACACCACAAGTTTGTAGAGGTAAGATTAAAGAGGCAATCAAAATTATTATGGGTAAAGAACAATCAGATTTACATAAGTTTATTGCTGACTTTAAGAAAGAGTTTTTTACTATGACGGCTGAACAAATATCTTTTCCTAGAAGTTGTAATAATTTAAGAAAGTATAGACACGCTAGTAATGTGTTTATTAAAGGCACACCTATTCATGTCAAAGGTGCTTTGATTTATAATCATCAACTTAAACAATTTGGCCTTGGTCAAAAGTACCCATATATACAAGAGGGTGATAAGATTAAGTTTCTTAAATTAATAGAAGCTAATCCATTTAAGTTTGATGTTATAAGTTACATCACAACTTTACCTAAAGAATTTAAACTAGAAGATTATATTGATTATGAAACACAGTTTAGTAAAACATTTTTAGATCCTATGAGATTTATACTACAAGCTATTGGTTGGGAACATGAAGAAAAGGCAAACCTAGAGGCATTTTTCGGATGAGTTTTCTTGTATCACTAGCATTAATACATTGGGGATTTGCCACTGGTGGTATATTGGCCATGAAAACAGATTGGTCTATACCTAGATTTTTACTAATTGTTTTATTAATTAAATATTTTTTTATAACTTATGAACTTTAACACTGATAACAAATATGGAGTAATATATGCTGACCCGCCTTGGTATTTTAAAACGTATAGTAACAAAGGAAAGGATAGAAGTCCTGAAAAACACTATCCTTGTATGTCTTTATCTGACATTATTCGGTTACCTGTTGGTGACCTTGCTAAGAACGATGCAGTCCTCTTAATGTGGGTAGTTGACCCATTGTTAGACAAAGCCTTTGAAGTAATAAATGCCTGGGGTTTTAAGTACAAAACTGTAGGTTTCACATGGGCAAAGACAAACAAAAAAAGTATGGGCTTTTTTACAGGCCTAGGATATTGGACTAGAGCCAATCCTGAAATGTGTTTACTTGCTACAAGAGGTAAACCAAAAAGAAACAGCAAGAGTATACCACAATTAGTGGTAGAACAAAGGCAAGAACATAGTAGAAAGCCAGATATTGTGTACAATCACATAGAAAATATGTTAGATGGCCCTTATGTAGAACTCTTTGCTCGTAGAAAAAGAAACAATTGGCATAGTTGGGGGAATGAAGTATGAACTTAACAACGGCACTTTTAATTTACATGGGTATTATGATGATACCAGTAATATTATTGTGGTGGTGGGATAATGAAAAATAAAACATTATCTACAGACCAGGCATTATACTGTTCAGGTATATTTAACGATTACTTTGGACAGTTTAATCGTATTGACCAATACATGAGAGATCAAAAGATGAGTCAACTAAATGATACTATATCAGCTAGTTTACCAGGCATGGGTCCTGAAACAGAAATCTTTGATAACTTTGATATGTCACCTGAAGATATGGAGTTTGAGATTACAGAACCAGATAATACAACGTTTGATTCCTTTTTAAATTTAATATCATCACACACTAATATGTCAAGTGTGCCTGGTAAAAATTTAAAGATAGGTGTAAAAGAAAAGAAGTCCAATAAGTGGGTTGGTTTTATTAGATGTGGTTCACCAGTTATTAATATGAAACCTCGTAATACAATGTTAGGTAATGTACCAGAGTTAGTTACATTTAACAAGACTGCCATTATGGGTTTTGTTATTGTACCATCACAACCTTTTGGTTACAACTACCTAGGTGGCAAACTGTTGGCTGCCATATGTTGTAGTCATTGGGTTAGAGAAAAATTAAATGACAAGTATGGTATGAACTTATCATTATTTGAAACAACAAGTTTATATGGTAATAGTAAATCATCAAGTCAATATGATGGTATGAAACCTTATATAAGATATAAAGGCCTAACTGATAGTGATTTTATACCTTTGATACATGGTAAACCTTTCCATGATTTGTCAACATTTGTAGAAAACAATGTAGGCAAACTGGTCAAAGATGACGCTTCAAGTAGAAAGTTAAAGTTGACACAGGCTATTATAGGTTTAGTAAAGAGAAGTTTATCTGGTGATAATTTAGATAAGTTTAATACAACTATTAGTAATGCTAAAAAACTTACAGAAAGAAAAAGATATTATACTTGTAATTACGGTATTAAGAATTATATAGATATTGTAAATGGTAAAACGAAAGAGATAATCAAAGACGATAATTACGACAAACATGACCTAAATAATATTATAGAGTGGTGGAAAAAGAAAGCGACTAATAGATATAATAATTTAAAGAATGATAATCGTTTGAGAAAGGAACTTGAAATATGGTCGCCGAATGCCAAAATAGAAATAATCAGATGATAACAAAAAAAGATTACGAAAACTTAAAAGAGTATTACGACTACCAAAGAAAGGTAGCCTATAATAAAGAGATAGTTTTTAACATGGCTGAGAAGTTTGAGGGTCGTGTTTACAATGATTTTGGTATGGTAAATATGAAAGATATGAAAGAGTTATTATGGGTAAGGGTAAAACCTGAGGACTATGAGGAGCCTAGAGCAGGCTGGGTACCACAAGATGAAAGTTTAAGATTTGAGGGGGAAGGGCAGGCCAAAATGCCAAAAACGGAATGGAATGGACCGAAAGACCTAAACCCAATGGA